CCCCCGTCATCGAATTGCGTTACAACTACACCACTAGAGTGAGCAGCAGCAGTTGTGCTATTTGCACCACGAGTACAACCCGTAATGTCATTACCGCTAATAGCAGTATATGTTACTTCCTCATTACCTATAAATACTTTACCTGCACTATCTAAACCAGTAGTTGAAGTAAGTGTGAGAGTAGTAACCGAATCTGAATGTGAACCATTTAAGGTGGTAGATATAATTAGATCTTCTTGATCTACATGTTTATTAATATAATCATTGTAGTCAAGGATACCCAGTTTACCACCGCTATTGCCTAATGTGTCATTAGCTACTATTCTAAATGTATTGTAGTCAACTACCTTAGTTGAAGTAGGTAACGCATACCTTACAACACCTGCAGTTAATGTTTTACTTTCAGTAGCGTGGTTAAATGGGTAATTAAATTCTCTTTGATTTATATATCGAACTGCTTCATTAATAGCAGTCTTAGCTTGTGTTTGTATTCCTCTAGCAGATGTAAATGTAGAAGATGTTAGTTCAACTTCGTTTAACCTTGCAAGAACCTTGTTCGTTAAAGTTAGATAACTTTCTGCCATGTATATAATCTTTCACATAAATGAGGTGAAGGGGCCAGTTAAACCAGCCCCCTCATATATTTTTATATGCTGTCTCTAGCAACTTCAGCAGCGGATGTGCTGCCTTGCTCTGAAACATCCATTAGTAGAGCGTAAACTCTAAGTTTACCTGCTGTAAAGGTAGCACCGTCCCCTGCAAAAACAAGGTCTAGTGTATCTGCTGTAGCAAGAACAACTTCTGCTGAAGGTGTTACACTTGGAGCGTATGCACCATCTGAAGCACCATCAATGTCAAATGCTGTAACATATTCGTCAACGTCTGCTGCACCCAATGTTATAGTAGAATTTGTACCTGTATTCATTGTTGCGCTTTCGACAACTTGAACACCTGCGTGAAGTATATGAGTGTTAGCTGGTAATGTGATACATTGTACTGTATCTGGTGCTGAACAATCAATAGCTTGTGCAGTCAAGTCAATTATTAGTTCGACTTGATACGGCATACGGCCTCTGTTAGAGTTTCCTGTAGCAGGAAGTAAAAGTGATGTTATAGTAGCCATTTTTTATGTCCCCCTACGCTGCGTTATATTTGGCGTTAACAAGAGCTTCTGGTCGAAGAATCTTTCTGCCATATAAGTGCATCCCACGAACAATATCGCTGAATGAATCGGGGTCCCGATATGACTCAACTTTATTGATCTGTTCTGCGGTTGCAACTGCACTATCGTGTCCAGCAACAATAACCCCGAAGTTTGCATTTTGGTTTGCAGAGCCAGATGTTCCTGGTCCAGTACCTACTGCAGGTAGATTGTTAGACTGATATACACGGAAACCGTGCAAGCTGTTTAGTATTAGACCGTTTTGGATACCTGATCCACCGAAGTCTGAGTTCATAAGACGTGAGTCTTCATCTTTCAACATTTCGATAAATACAGAATCTAAGCAGATCCATCTGTTACGAGAGTCAACATTTTGTTGATCAAGTAGTCTCGCCATTCTAGCAATTACCTGTAAAGGTGAAGCTGTGGCAGTTGGCTGTGCAGTTGCACCACCAAAACGAGGTACAAGAGGAATCGAATGATCTCCTGCAGAACTTGTTGTGATGTTACCAAAGCTACTTTTAATTAGCTTCATGCTAGAAAGTAGTTCGTCTGTACCAGCAGTAGATACTGCTACAGTTCCATTTACAGTTGAGTTAACTGTATCTGCGTCAGCGTGTAGCGAAGATTGTTTGAAACCAGCTAGGTATCCAAGAACGTCTTGGTCCATTTGGTCAGCTAATCTGTATGCTGCACGATCGGTTGCGAGATTCATAAAGTCAATGTGACTGTGCGCTTCTTCAATATCATCGATTTTAAATGCAAAGTAATTTGATTTATCGACAGTAAGTTGAAACTCTTCGTCATCAAGATCCTGCGGCAGTATTGTAGTACCACGAGTGTACGCCTTTACTGAAACTTCAGGTTCTTTCATTATTTTTACTGTATCGCCTTGGTTTGCTATTTCACCAAAGTAATCGTTATTGGTTATAGCATTAGCAACGGCAGACTTGCGGAAAGCAAGTTGTACCTGTTTGCTGTAGATGATGGGTGAAAAATTACCGTTTGGTAAATTGCCGTACCCACTTGCTGAAGAAAAAGCCATTGTATAAAATCCTCCGTTAAGATATGGCTATGTAATATAAACACAACATATCCACTAAAGGGGCCTGTCGTTTTCTAGGGTGCAATTTAATTTTTAGATCCGTCGATCTTGTTTTAAACTGGGCCTATACTTGATAGGGTAGTTCTTTGCGGCTTAGTGTTTGGTGAAACATATACATTAAAATAAAACAATTCATGTATATGCGTATAGTTATACTTACAAAATTCTAAGTGTCAAGTCTTTTTTGACATATCGTAAGTAAACTTGCCCTCTCGCATAGCCGTCATAATCTCATCGGATCTTTTGGCGTATTCACGGGGGGACATTCGGTTAACAGCAGACTCGCTAAGATACTTCTTAGACTGATCTGCCTCTGGTGTACTACGGGTTCTAGCATTTACAGAAGCGGCTGCTGCTTTATCTGATGAAAGAGTAGTTGCTTTTGAAACACCTATATCTTGTTTGTATAAATCTATAACACGCGCAACAGATCTAGCATCGTCTTGGTTTTCATATAGAGCATCCTTAACCCATTTAGGTTGTTCCTCTGCCCAGTTATGAAATTCATCGCCACTTCTAATTGCTTCAAAGTCAGGGTGAATACTTATTAGTTCAGCTTCCGCTTTTTCTCGTATTGCATCTGCCCGTACTTGTTCGAACTCTTTCATTCTGTTTTCTAGGTTACTAGATCTTTCTGTTGCTTTTTTATCTGCAATGGACTCTACTATTGCAGCAACATCAGGATGCTGTCTTGCCCATGCGTCAACTTCGGCTGTAGACTTAGGTAGAACAAGTTCGTTCTTAGATGCAAGAGTAAGCTGAGATTCTAGCTTTTCTAAACGAGACTGCATTTCTTTTTCTTTTTCAGATGTGTGTCTACGTAAATCACCGTAGCGTTTCTTAAAAGACTTTTCTTCTGCAGTTAAACCTTCATCTTCGTCTTTAGTTGCAACTTTGTTTAAAGGGTGATCTTCATCTATATCTTCTTGGGTTTCTACGTTAGGACTACGTCCTGCGTCTTTCATTAGTTGATCTAGTTCTTCTTGATCTTGAGCTGCACGAGCTATATTTCTGTTATGTGATGGGGAATCAACCACTACAGGTATTTCTTTTTGGACTGCTACTTCCGACATGAGTTTACTCCTTTATGTTGGGGCCAGTAAATTTACTGGGTAGCCTTATGATTATTATCGAGTTGTTTTTGTAGCTATTTTTTTTTTAGTTATTTGCCTACCATTCTAGTTATTTAACCTTTACCAGAAAATGCTGATCCTGTTAATATTGCTCCAAATGCTAAATGAAACAATCCGCCCCCCATAAGCGTAAAAGGTTGATGTTGACCTGTTAGCTTTTTCATTAATTCCATCTGAACCATAGGCTCTGTAGTGGAATTTATTATTTCCATAAACTGCGATATGTCTGGCCTATTAAGTCCGTACCAAATGGGACAGAACATAAAGTCATAAAAACATATAAGCAGATAGAGTATTAGTGTCGTCCATCTCCACGTCATCGTGGACTTTTGTTGAGCTGTTAACTCTTTGCCCATTTAAATGCAGGGATCGGTACACATAGATTTATCTACGCCATAAAAAACAGCAATTGCAACTATGACTAATGCCAGTCCTATCCATATCCATTTATTTTTCATTTACTTTTCCTTTTTTTAGTTTTTCGTTTTGAAGCAAGTCCACCCGTATTGTATCCGGAACGTCCTCTTCCTGTCCCTCCAAAGCCACCTGCAGTTGAGCCAGACCCTCTATTTGTTCTGCCACCAGTAAAATCACCTGCATTACTACTATCTTCGTTATCTTCTTCTTTAGGCAAAGACCCAACAAACTCATCTGCTGGCGTTGGCTCCCCTACATCTGTATCCGTAATTCTAGGGTCGCTGCCAGAGTCCCCTTCAAAGTAACCAGGTAAAACAGTAGATGGAGTAGCACTTACTGGCCCTCCTATAATTTCTTGTTCATAGGTGCGAGGGTTTTCATACGTACTATATAATGAGTTTCTTAGTTGTGCAGTATATACGTTAGGTACTAGTCCTGCTTTAACAGCATCATCATCTTGAGCATTTACTGCTAATTCTACTGTTGATAAAATATTATTTACTTTGGTTGGATTAGCCTCTGCTAGTTTTACTATGTTAGATATATTGTTTGTTTGATTTGTTTCTAAGTCGTAAAAATTAAAAGGGTTGTCCGGTACTGCGTCTTTTAATCTTTCCTCAAGGGTCATGCCCGACCCTCCCATGTATTGAAAAGCAGGATCGTAGTTTAAAGAAGTTGGATCTATTTTATCTTTTTCTGGTGGTAAAAGAACATTTTCATTTCTCATGCTGTCTCGTAGTCTATCCGACTTCAACGAAGACGCTAGTGACTGCCTATCTCGTTGTATTTGCGCTAATTGTTCTCTTTCAGCAGCATCTCTAAGACTATCTCTTCTGCCATCTGACGTAGAGACAGGGCTAGGGGAAAACACACCTTCCGGATTTCTTTCAGGAAGAGCAGGTAAACTCTCTGTTGTTATTCTTGGTAGTGTTTTAGACATAAGAGCATTTTCGTTTCTCATTCTATCCCGTGTTGCATCTGTAACTGGCGCAGCAGAAGATATAAGAGCATTTTCGTTTCTCATTCTATCCCGTGTTGCATCTGTAATTGTCGCAGCAGTAGTAACTGGAGTATCAAATGCAAACTCATTTGCGGAATCAAATTTGCCTGATAATACTCCTGGCACTGTTACCGTTGAAGTTGTTCCGGCTAAAGCATCTGATACCGCTGAGTCTAACGCCCCTGTTTTAAACCTATCTTTAAAATACTTAGTCCCAGATAATCCTACCGCATTTCCATTTCCTTTAGTCTTTTTATCTGCTGTTATAGTAGACCCAGAGACTAAGACTTTCTTATTCAAGTTTAAAGTATTATTAGCTAGGTTATCTGCTAGTGCTATAAGTTCATCTCTTTTTCCCCCTTCAATACCATCTAATAGGTCTTGATAAAATGATTTCATATTTGGATCAGTACTTGTAGCTTCAGTTTTTTCTGTTAGGTAATCTATAACTTTTTTCTCTTGTCTTTTACTGCCTAAGAATATAGCAATTTTAGAATTAGATACTGCATTATAAATAGGAGTTTTAGCTATCTCTGCGGCAAACTGAGCTAACTGAGCAGCGTTCATTTTTTCTAGGTCTCTAGCAAATACTTCTGGTTCGCCTCCTGTTTCTTCATCGGCTTGTGTTTCTGTAGAAGTGGCTACAACAGGAGTAGTAGTAGCTACACCTTCTTCTGTATATCCTGGTGGTACAGGCGGAATAGCAATACCATTAAGAAATCTAATAAATAGTCTTTGTCCTGCGTCATTTATAAATGTTTTAATAATAGATTCATTTGTACCTGGCAATACAGCATCCGTAATCCCACCTTCTTGATAGCCGCGAATCATACCTCCCATATTAGCTGCTACGGGCGTGTCGTCTTCATAAACATTTAACTCATCTACTGAAAAAGGAAAATTTATATTGTCTCCTACGGGTTCTCCCCCTATGCGGTTATTTTCTTCTAGTCCAGCAAGTTCTGTTTTTGCTTTGTTTCGTAAATCTTCAAAGAACTTTATACCGTAATACTGTAAGACATCTGCTGGCACAACATATTCACCTTCACTTAATCGTGCAGGTATATCATCTCTAACTTCCGAAGGCAAAGCACCAGGGGGTACTTCATTACCACTTACAGGGTCTACTCTTGTAGGGCGATCCCTAAATGCCATTTCAGTCTGTTCATTTAATGCCATTAATTTTATCCCTTAAATATTTTAGTTGGCGTAAAGCAAGTACCGTTCCTTGCGCTCTGTGTATTTCAATAGAAGTACTAGCTTGTTCTAAGTTCCTATGTGCAGAAGAAATTCTAACATCTAGTTCTTGCAGAAAGGCATCCCACTCATTTTTGTTATTCACAAAAGTTTTAAGCGACATTGCCAGTAAATCCTTCTTCACCTGGAGCCGGAGCCATTCCTGTTCCTACTTGACCACCGCCACCGCCTGTTGCATCCATTGCGTCTGCTCCAGCTACTGCTTGGGGTGCGCCACCGGAAGGTGCAGGAGGACCCATACCTTGTTCTGGTTCAGGTGCTGGCTTTTGGAAATTCTTTAGTAACTCAGCTTGAATAGCGGCATCTTGCAGAGAGTTTGTAACTTTGTCAGGATCTAAGTCCATGCTCTTAGCTATCTCTCTAATAATGTAATCCATCTTAGCAAACGGTGCTAGGGCTGGGTTTTGCACTGTACCTAAGAACTGCATTAGTCGTTGACTACGCACCTCATTAGCCATTAGACTTTCTGTGCCACTAGCTTTAACTTCTAAGTCACCTCGTATATCTGGGTCAAAGTCAAACTGCATATTAAAAGCAAAGAAAGCCCTTCCCATAGGAGCAATAAGATAATCATCTACATTTTTGACTACGGAACGTATGCTACCATTTGCAGCCGACATTAACATAGATATACCTGAAGCAGTACGTCCTACACCTGACACACCAGTTTGCCCGTGAGCAAAGCTAGGAAAGCCTGTGCTTTCATCAGCTAGTACTCTAGCCTTATCGAACAACTGCATGTTTTCTCCAGCTACGTTAGGGAACTTAGTGCCAAACAATGCTTGACCTGGCGCACCACCTTGTCTGCGGAATACTTTACCAGGATATACTGACATGTCTTGACCAGGCACAAGGTTGGTTTCATCAACCTCGATAATAAGATTACCAGATAGCGCAGCATTATCAATCGCCATACGCATAAA